CTAATTGTTCTACTTTTAATTTAAATACTACTGATGAGGTTGGGCATAATATATCTCCTTAAACATGGTTGCAAATCATTCAGGTTTTAAACTTCTTGGAAATATTGACGGAAATAGCAATGCTAAGAAATGCGAGAACATGGCTAATCCCACAAATGCACAGGATTATGTAACTAAAAATTATGTAGATACTTATGCTGGATTGCTTGCTTCTGCTAATGTTTGGACTAACACTAACGAATGGAGAAAGACTGGTACAACTGCTTTTAAGTTTGGAGATGATAGTGCAAATGCAACTCTAACAATAGATACAACAAACAAAAAAGTTACTCTCGGTGGCACTACGCACCAAATAGGGACAGACGTAGACGAGGACACAATCGTCGTAGGAGACAGCACAATCACAATCAATGGGACAACAATCTCAACGGGTGCAGTCTATAACAGAAATGGATTTTATGTTGGAGCTTCTGACGATTATCATATTTATCTATCTGGTTCTAATTTGCAGATAGATGGGACTGGCGGAGTAATTAGTACACAGGCAAGTTTAGCTCTCGGTGGAGATTTAGCTTTATCTTCTTCTGCTGCAAAGAATATTATTTTATCAACAACTTATGGGACTAAGATAGGTACAGGTACATCAGAACTCTTAGGTTTTTTTAATGCTACTCCTGTTACACAACAAACAGCAACTTTCGATTTGGGAGTTGTTTTGTCAAATCTGGGATTGAGAGCTTCAGGACAGAATTATTCAATTTCAACTTCGGGTTCACTTCAAGCCACTGGCACAGTCGCTTTCGGATATGTTGCAAAGACTTCCACTTATAGCATTGCCACAACTGACTTTTTAATCAACTGCACGTCAGGGACTTTCACAACAACTTTACATACTGCTGTCAATTGGGCAGGGAGAATTATTTGTGTGAAAAATTCTGGGACTGGTACTATAACAGTTGCAACAACTTCAAGTCAGACAATAGACGGCTCAACCACTAAACTTCTCTATGCTAACGAGGAGCTTATTTTGATGTCTGATGGAGCTAACTGGATTATTTTATCTTTTGTTAGAAATTTTCCTTATGGTAGTTGTTATGGAAATGAGATAAACTGGACACAAGCAAGTGCTGTGCAGAATACAGCTTATTTAGTTAGTGATGCTGATATGAGTGATGGAGCTTTAAATCTATTTACCCACGACGGAAGTGGAAAGCTAACAGCCACTAAAGCTGGAGTTTATGAAATAAAATGTTATGGAGATTTGGAAGTTTCTGCTGCTAATAAGCACGTTGTAGTTGGTGTTGCTATTGATGGCACAGCTCAAACAACTTTTCAGGTGCACATAGAAAATGCTGCCGCAAATCAGGAAGAAACTTGGTCTTTTTCAGGTTTGTTCACTTTGACAGCAGGGCAGACAATAGAAGCTTATGTTAAATGCACAGATGCAGGGACTCCTAATTTATTGATTAACCACTTAGGAATTACTGCAACTTTGGTGAGCACGTGACTGTTTTTTATCTCTCTCCTAATGGTGATGTTACAACTCAATGGAACGTTACTGGTTCGGCTACTCACTATGGAGCAATAAATAGGACTATTCGTTATCCAACTGATTTGGGCGCTCCTCTCTGGGATAATATCTATATTCAAGGTACAGGACAAAACAAGATTGATGTCTTTGGAATGGAAAATCCGACAGACTCTTTTGAGAGTGTCTCTCAAATAATAATAAGAGTTTTTGCTGCTGCTCCCGCTGCTTCTGTTCATAATATTAAAGTTTCAATTTCTAAAGATGGTAGCTCTTGGACCGATGGGGCCGTGACACAGATAACTTCTTCAACTTGGTATTCTTGGACTTTTGCAGTTTCTTATTCTCCAACTGATATAAACAACTTACAGGTTAAATTAACTTCGTCTGGTTCAGGCGTTCCCACTCTTTTAGGGAAGCCATGGGTTAAGGAAATGTATGCGGAATGCACGATTGTTCCCCTAAAATATTTAAGGTTGCAGGGAGTTAAACTTGCAGGAGTTAGACTACAATGATTTTAGAATGGTGTGAAATTTGCGAGGGTTATATAGATGAAAATGGACATGATGAAAATAAACATAAGGAAGAAAGTTAAAAGACTTTTGGCTCGTATCTTTTCTCTTTAATTCCCCAACAAGCTCTCACAATCGCTTCAGCATAGTCAGAGTTTTTACCAGAAAACTTTTCTCCATCAAACTCTACATTTTCTAAGCTCTCAAACATTTCGGCATTATTGATAATTTTTAGTTTTTCTTGTTCAAGCAATCTTAAGGTATTGCTATACAAATCTTCTTTCAAAACTTTTATCTCTCCCTTGCTGTTGTTGTTCATTTCTTTTACTTTGCCCTTAAATTTCTCTCTTAGAAAATCAACTAATCCAGCTCCAACACCTATACCATCAATAAAAATCATTTTGAAACTATTAAACATTTTATCCAGTCTTTCAGTTAATTTCATCAAATCAACCATTGAAGACTTTTTTATTGCTTCTCCATGCACGATATTTACATTTTCTTTCCAAATTTCAGAAACAGCTAGCGCTGCTTTGCATTTTCCGAAACGAGCTGGGTCAATTCCTAAGCAGTAGGTTTTATCTTTGCTCCAGTTTTCTTTTAGAGTCCAGCTTTTTAATTTTGCTTTTTCTAGCAATTCTTTTGGAAAATACTTGTAGTCCATCTCTACAAATTCTCCTAGATAAATTTGTTTATACAAACTTTCCCCAAGTCTCTCTTTTTCCTTTTTTAAAAATTCCAAATCTGCGTGTGGTACTTCTTCTGAAGATATTGTTAAAGTTTTAAATCCAGAATTTTCTTTAAAGCACTCATAGAAATAACCTGTTGGTTTTCCTCTTGTGTTTCCTAAAATTGTTATCCAACCAAGTCCTCTTTTTTTTGGCTCTAACATCATGGGTAATATAGCGTCCATTGCTCTTTGAGTCATTCCCAAACCTTCATCAACAAAAATAAAATCAACAGAGCTTAAACCTTCAACATAAACTCCTGTTTTTCCTGTTGGAAATTTATAGATATTTGTGCCGTTGTTTAACCAGATGTGTTTTAGAGTTGGACGTTTTTTGTATTTTTGTTTTTCTCCTAGAATTATCTTCACTTTTTCAAATAAATAAGTTTCTTGTCTTTCAGAAGGAGAAGTTAAAAGCATTGTGCAGCCCGGATATTCCTTTGCTAATTTCACAATCCTGTAAGCAACAGCCCAGCTTTTCCCTGTTTGTCTTCCGCCCTTTATTGCTATATCTCCTTTATGTTCTAAAATTGTTTTTTGCCAGTCATATAAAATTGCTTCTTCCATTATTCACACGCTCCACAAGTAGGGCAGAATAGCCCATAAAACCAACAACCGCAATAAACACAAATTCTTAATCTCATTAAAAGGATTCTCCCATAAATAATTTTTTAAAATCTTTTTCTGAAATCAATATTTGCATTCCGGCCATTATCTTTGTTGGAGTTCTTAAAACAACCAATGGCAAATTTTCATGGTTTTCTATTTTAAACATAGTTTTTGTTTTTGCTCTTACACTTGTTTGTAATGCTGTTAATAATATATATTTCATTTTAAAATCCTTGTTCTTTATTTTGATGGCAGTTAGGACATAAGGTTTCTAAGTCTTCGGCGTCGCATAAAATTTCTTCATAAATCAAATCTATAACTTTATCCCAGACTGCAATGCCTTTTTTATGATGGACTTGCACTTTTTGCTCAAAACCTTTTTTAGTGCTTTGTTTAACTCCGCAACTTTGACAGGTGTATTTATCTCTTTTTAGGGCTTCTGCTCTTTCAGAGCTTCTTAGGAAAATCTGCCTTAACATTCCTTTGACTCTGCTTCTTGGTGTTTTACTCATAGATTAAAACCTTCTCGCCTTCGCGTTCTGTTATTTTTATTTCTCCTAAGTCTATAAAGCTCTGAATTATCTCTTTGATGTTTCTTTTGCTGTGTCCGTCCATCATCATTATAGCAATAAGTTTCTTTTCCAAAATACCTTTATCCTTGCCTTTTATTAGGATATTTCGCATTTTTTCTATCTTATTTCTTCTTGTTTCTTCTGTTCCCATGTAAAACCTCTTTAGAGCCATTTATAGCCCCTTTTTTTCTTTTTCTGTGATATTTATTAAAAAATAAAAAAAATCAATTTTTAGGCAGGTTTCCTCTTTAATTCTGCCTAATTTACCAGATTGCCTGGGAGTAATATCTGCTTTCCTTTATCTTCCATTATTACAACTTGGAATTTTCTGCCTACCCAGTTTTTCGTGTCTGTTGTTTTCAACTTCATGTTTAAGGTATTTCTTGCCTTAACGCTTGGAGTCCAAACCAAATCTAAGCCATTGCACTTTACAGGGATATTAAGCATCTTTCCAAATTGCCCTTCTGTTATCTCTCCTTCTCCGCAAATCTCTACAATATCTCCATCTTTCGCAGATTTCTCGTTCAAGTATTTCTCCAACTCTCTTGTATCAACCATTCTATTTTTTACCCCCTTTCATCTGTACTATGAGAAACGCTAAGATAAATAACAAGAAAGCCAGCAATTCAGCTCCGATTAATTCCAGTCCTGTCATATTAGTTTTTCTCCGAAGATTTTATTTTTTAACCTCTCTTACCCATCTATATTTAAATCCTCCGAAAGCATAATCATTGTCATCCCAGTCGTAACCATTCACAACCGCTCTGGCAATACCTAAATACAAACTAAATACGAACCATCTACCTTCATTTTCATTCTTTTGTGAGAAAGATTTAACAACTTCCCAATCTGTTGTTATTTTAACTTCTTGAACCTTATCGTGACAATATCCTAATTCGCAGGCAGTTGGTATTCTGCAATTTTTAGGAATAATTAACTTTTCTTTTTTAATCGGTTCGTTTGCTTTTTTCTGAATTTTTATGCCTAATTCTTTAATGTAAATCCATTCGTTTGAAGTTTCTAACTTTTCTTTTAGGATTTTTAATTCTTCTTCTTTTTTAGCTATTTGTGGTTTTATATGTTTTAAACTCATATTGTCCCTAGCTCCTCTTGCTCTCGCAGAAATTCTTTATAAGCTTCATTGTTACAATCTGGGCAAGGTGCGTTTGCTTCTATTTTTCTGTAAGGGGTACTTCTTTCTCTAAATCTATGTTTGCAGTTTGAGCAGTCAAAGATACCTTCAGATTGTTCTTCTTCATCTATTGTTTTTCCTATCAGAATTAATCTACCTATTTCCATGTTTCAATCTCCCAAATACGACGCCAAAAACAAAGTTCTCCCAGCTCACTCTCTCCTCGCTTATCTTTTCTGCTTTTTCTTTCTCTCGCTTCAACTTCTCAAATTTTTCGTCTTCAAAATAAAGTTTTATGTGTTTCATTCTAACTTGTCTCCATAATTTTCTGCGAGCCACTCGTTTCTTTTTTTCAATCTTTCCATATCTGCATCAGTTAATAGGTTTCCCAATTCTGGCACGATTTTAGACTCCCACGTATAGCCCTTAGAATTTCTTATTAACTTTACACTTTCCTTTGTGTTATCTACTGCAATTCCAGTATTTAAAGTATCTCCAATTTCAACCATGTATAATTGAGAGTGTCACACTATTTAAACTTTTCCTTTTGCCTTTTCCAGTTCTTCTTTTGATTTTTCAAGCATGGCAAGATTTATTTTAAGAAGTTTTTTTAATTGCTCTTGTTCATTTTCTAGGGCTTTTACTTGTGTTGCCCACATCGCTTCATCTTCGTTTTCTGCAATTTTTAAACCTAGTTTCTCGTCGGTAATCATCTTATAAGTTTTTTATCCTTATCAGAAACATAAGATTTCTCTGCTTTTAAAACTTCCTGTGTTACAATATTTTTATCAGCAACAAATAAATCTTCAGTTCCGGAAGAACCTGTCATTTTACATTCCTGTAATCAAATTCACAGAACGAGGGTGGTCAAGAGTGCATTCACCTTCACAGGCAACTCTAACTTTCTTTCCAATTAAGGGCTCTGTAATTATCGCAGCGGTTATTCCTTTAAATTCATGCCACGTTGCAGAAAGTCCTCTGATAAAGACTAAACCATAATTATCTGTGACATTTGTATCTACAACAATCTCTAAACCACAGAACTCTATAATCTTGCCTGTCTTTGCTAATTCAGAACTCCAATTAACTACGTTTGTTCCCTTTGTTTCAACAAGCCACTCTATGAGTTTTCTGTATCTTAGTGAGTCAATAAGCAAAGCCCCATTTCTGTCTGGGTTATATCCATATGGGCGAAGATTCTCTTTAGCTTCCATTATGTCCTCAACCATAGTAACTCCTGTGAAACTTGCAGTATCCCAAGCAGCAGCAGCGGCATTGGTGTTTATTCCTGATGTGCTTCTTCCATTACTAAGAACGTCCCAGATTCTAATATTCTTCAGTTGCGCTATTGCATCAACTAAATCAGTAACATTTGTAGCCAAAACTGCCACGTCTGCACTCGCAATATCTTCATCTGAAATTATTGGAGTTTCAAGCATATACTTTCTTACATATCCTGTGTTCTTAGTCCAACTCTGTTCTGCAATCGGCCCTTTCGCTCCAAAAGCAACATTAGCTCCTAAGTTTGATGTTATGGCTGTTGTAGTTGCCGGCGCCACAAATCCAGAAGTTTTAGCGTACCACGTAAATTGCGTGGCGTTTGTTTTCATTGAAGCCACATAATTTGATAATTGAATTACTAGAGGAGCATAACCCTTAACTAATTTAGAAACATCAATTCCCCTTATGTCTTGCATTCCTGATGTGTCAGCCATGTTTAAGCGTAAGCGGTGTTATTACACCCTGGATTTAGTTCATATAAGATTGTCTCTCCATTCGTGCCAGTTTCTAGGGCAATTCCGAGAGTTTTTGCTCCTACGTCTGCCGCAGTCGCAACTTTTACCTGATTAGAGCCAGAAGCAGCTAGAGCTTGTCCTGCTGTTACGCTTCCTGATAAAGTTGCTTTGAAAATTCCTCTTTGATAAACTGCAAGTTGTGTTCTCCCATCACCCGCAATTTTTTCCTGTGCTGCGACTCCGCATATCGCTGTGTCTGCTGTTGCAGCTGCCGCGGTGAAAGGGTCTGCAAAAAGAAGTAACGTGCCTTTTTCTATTCCAGCGCCATCAGCAACAGTTACAGAATTAGGTACTTCTTTTTCATAAACAAGCGTGTGTTCGTTAGCCATGCTTTTTATAAAACTATCTTCTATTTAAACTTTTCTGTTATTCGGTTAAGCGAAGAAATCAAAGTCCTTCATGCCAAGCTTGTATTTTTTCGTCAAAAATTTCCCTGTCTTCCTTTATTCCTAAAGGAATTATTGCAACATTTTCTTTTTGCCAGAGATAATGGCTTCCTTTTTTAAATTTTGGAATTGGTTTGTAGCCGAGGATTTTTCTTAATATTTTTTTTCTTGTCTTTCCTATATAATAAAAGTTTTCATCTCCTATTGTAGATAAAACCATGTTTAAATCTTCTTTTGGAAAAACATACTCATAGACTCCAAAAGGCAAAATTCTTATCTGACTTTCTAACCAAATATCGTCAATTAGGTTGTTTTTATCTCTTGTTTTTAGAAGATGTTTTTGTGCTGACATATCTCTAAGAAGTTTCTCTACTGCGTCCTTCATTCCATAAGGTATAAAAGCAAAGTGCATTTATAATTCTCCTCTTCTTATTCTTGCAGAGTATTCCTCGTCTGTTTCTACTTTTTTCTCCATCTTCTTTCCTGCGAAAGTCTGCCCTGCAATCATGGCGTCAGACATAGTTTTCTCAAATTTTTTTCTTTCTTCTTTCATTTCGGCCAAGACTTTCTTATTTTCTTCTAGAATTTCTTTAGTCTGTTCAATTAGTGATTTTTCTGGGGAATCTGGTGCATCACTTCCATCTTCCCCGTTATCTTTAGGTATTTGATTTTTAGAAGGCTCGTTTTTATCTTCTACCATTCCAAATGGAGAGTGTCTTACTATTTAAATCTTTCTAAATCTTGATAAAATTAAAAACCTTTGCATACTCGCTTTTTTCTCCGTCCCAGTATTCTTTAAACTTTGATAAAATCACAATAGCAGACGCTATTATCGCAAAAATTAAACCTTCCTTTGTTATTTCTCCTGTTGTGAAAGAGCCAAGTAAAACTAATCCTCCTGCCAAACACGCATTAACTATATTGTAAAAAATTTCTTTTTTGTTTTGTTTGGTTATCAAACTCTTTTTCTTTTTCATTTGTTTTGCCCTATTGGATTTATTGAGTCTTTTCCTGTCATGTTTTGGTTGCCTTTACTTGCGTCCATGCTTCCTGATTTTCTTGAGTCTGTTAAAATCAATGGGTCAATACTAGGTGGTTCTGGCAAATCAATTTCAAAACCTATCTGTTGTTTCCAAGCTTCTTCAAACCAGTTTTGAAGGTTTTTAACGACTTGTTCATAAGCTAGATAAAGAATTTTAGATGCTCCTTCTGTGTCTTTGCTTGAAATTGAGCCTAGTATGACTTCTGGCACTCCTTCGCTTAGGATAAAATATTTCTGCAAAAATAAAATCCATTCCATTGAGTCTTTTATTATTGCCTGCATTTGCTCTGTTGTTAGTTTTGCTGTATCTTTTGGCGCTAACATAACTTCCCCTTTGTCAATAAGAGTTTGGTATTTTGCTTTTAGGGCAGCCATTTTTGTATCGTCGTCTGTATCTATTTCTATTATTCTTACTGGGAAAAGCAAACGTCTGAAAATCATCTGCATCATGTCTTGAGAGTCTTTTTTCTTTAGAATCACATCTTGTAGTTTTTCAAAAGTAGAGATGCCATGTGTTTCATCTGCTATTCTGCCCCTGCATAAATGGAAAATGTTTTTTATCTCTATCTTTTCCCCTATTGGTGTTATTTGTGGTTTTCCATCTGCTCCTGTCTTTACTTCAACTTGCTGATATGGCTCTAACATTCCTTTATTGTTTGAGTTTATTGACAAACTTCCAGGGGATAGTGGTTTAAGATTTAGTAATTCTCCTCTTTTGTTTTTGATTATCTCCCCGAAACCATCTCCGCCTATTATTGCGACTTTCATAAGATTTATTGCAACATCTCTTGCGGTGTCTTTTCCAAAGCCAACAATCCTATCTATTTCCTTCTGTTTGTTTGGGTCTACTGCTTTTATGCCTTTTCCTGCAGCCCACATTACAATTTTATCTATAACTGCCTGTAATTCTGGGATTGTTCTATACATACCATGCCATTTGCTCCAATCGCAGATATATGTAGAAATTTCTGTATTTTGCGTGTTAATGCTTGGATTTGTAATAGAATTGTTTAAATCTGTATTCGTTATGCTACTTGTATCATATATTCCCATGCTTCTTTTTAGGGTTGTTTCCTTTATAGACTTTTCGCCGAAGGCGTGCGCGCTGTTTTTGAGAAAAAATTTGGCGTCTCCTATTTAAACTTTAAATCTAAGTCTAGAAATTGCTTAACTTTATTTACGTGTTTGTTTTGTTTTGTGTATGAAAGCAAAGAAGAAATTAACACGAGAACAATATCACAGACAAATAGATTTGAGTTCTAAATTATTATTTGATAGAGTTTTATGTCCATGTTATCGCGAGTTTGTTGTTGATTCTTTAATAGATTTAGAAAGAGATTATCTTCGTAGATTTGGAGTTTATTATTATTCTCCTTATTTGTTGGGGGGGCGCGCGCATGAATTTATTTTACGCGAGGGCGCGAGTTCCTAAGGCGCGAATACGCGAGTTTCTTTGCGTCCTTTCTTTCTTAAAGAAAGACTTTGTTTGCGTAATTCTGTGCTTCAAGCCATCTAGAAATAATCTTAATCATTATGGGCGTTTTCTAAAAGTGTTTTTTGCGTGATTCAATCGCGTGCAAAAAACAGACGTTTGGTTTTCGCCCATAAGCCCCACTCCTTCGGAGGGGGGTTGGGGGGTGGGGACGCTATTATTTGCGTGCGTAAATGCGAGAGCAACAAATGCGCACGCACATTTGAACGGAGTGGAGCGAGCGCTAAGATTAAAATATTTGCGAGCGTAACGGAGTGACTAATATTCGCTAAAAGTTTGCTTAAGTTTCCTTAAACGAGCGTCACAGCTTCCGAAAAGTGACGTTACGTTTAAGTAGCAACTTCAAGCGAATTTTTAGCGACATTCTAAACCGAAAATTCTAAAATGAGTGAGTTTTCCGTCGATAAAACGAAACGATTTTTACAATTTTCGGTTGAAAAAGCGAAGCTTTTTCCAAGCGAAGCAACTTAATAAACTTTTCGCCCATGACTAAGAAAACCAATATTATGGTAAAGGCAGAGTTATTCGGTTAAACGATTGTTTTGTTATTTCTTTCCAGTTTAAACTAATCTTTATAAGCTCTCTCTTTCTTATCTACCTGTGTAAGTGATTAAGGGCTTACGAGGAATGTGTGCGTCTCTCTCCCTCTCCCTCTCTCACGTTCTTTACTAGTTAGAGTTATGTTACGTTCTTACGTTTTCTTTCTTTCTTGATACTTCTTTCTTTCTTTAAGCACAGGGAGAGAGACAGACACACACAAGCGAAAAGAATAAATATGTGTGTGTTTTGTGTTTCTTATGGCAGATACAGGGATTTTAGCAACTACGGCTTCGGTTCAGTACAAAGCAGGTGCTAATTGTAGTTCAACTTCCAATACAGAAACTTATATAAATAATTTTGTTGCTCAGGCTGAAGGTTTTGTTAATGTTGCAACGAGAAAAAACTGGTGTGATGCTTATTCTACTTTAAATTCAGATGTCAAACAGATTCTTCAAGATGCTGTAAGTTGTTTGGCTGCTATTTATGTTATCAATTACGATATGAGTTCTGCTAATTGTTCTAGAATAGAGTTTGAAGATAGGATAAATATTCTTTACAAAAGAGTTATGGATTGTATAGAAGTTTTGAAGGCATCTAAATTTATTACTGGTGCATAATGGTTTTAAATCTTGGCTCTGCTTTTGAGTCTTTGTTTCCACATTCAAAGAGATTAGAACAAGGTGGTGGTAAGGTTAGGTTTGGTCAAGGTACTTATGTTGTTTCAAAAGATGGCACTGGAGATTATTCTAGTGTTAAAGATGCTTTAGACGATATTTCTTCTTCTGGTGGTTGTGTTTATATAAAAGAGGGAATTTATCTTGAGCCAGCTTTGACTCTTTCTTCTAATGTTTCACTTATAGGTTCTGGAATGAGTACAATTATTAGAGCTAAGTCTGGAGTTTCTAATTTAATTACGATAGGTTCTTCTTCTGCTAATGTTGTTATAGAAAATATTCGGTTTGATGGCCAACACGTATCTGGCTCTACCGCTATTTTTGCAGATTCTTCTATTTTTGGACAAAAAAATGTTATAAGAAATTGTTTTTTTATTTCTTGGAATTTTGGTTTAAGATTTGCTAATATTTATTCTTGGTTGGTTTGTGGAAATATTTTTGATGATTGTTTTGTTAGCATTAAATTTACTGGGGAGTGTTATGCTAATTCTATTTTGAATAATCTTAACACCCAATGGGATTTATTTTGGAGTCCTCAAGCTAATTATCGTTTTATAGTTTTAGATTCTACCGGTTCTTATTATGGTTGTACTTTTAATGATATCGTCGGTAATTGTGAGAGTGATTGTTTGGGTCTTGGTTTGGAAATCGTCAATACTTTAGATTTTAAGAATGTTGTTGTGGGTAATGCTTTTGGAAATTGTACCATAAAAACTCTTAACTCTGGTGGTTATAATCTTATTTCTTCTAATTGTTCTACTTTTAATTTAAATACTACTGATGAGGTTGGGCATAATATATCTCCTTAAATATGGTTGCAAATCATTCAGGTTTTAAACTTCTTGGAAATATTGACGGAAATAGCAATGCTAAGAAATGCGAGAACATGGCTAATCCCACAAATGCACAGGATTATGTAACT